AATCCAAGGAGTGCGCTTGCATCTTCCTCAATCTGTCTTGCGGTCTGCTCTCTTGGTTCAGAGTTACCGCCAAGGAATTCAGAGTGATCTATGACAACATCCTGTGTGTATACTGTCTTGCCATCTTTGTTCTTGTAAGAGCCGGTTACCAATCTACCCTCTACGGCAATCTGTCTGCCCTTATCCATGTATCGGCAAATATTCTCTGCCTGTCTGCCAAATACTGTGACTCTGATGAAGTCTGCACCACCATCCTTGGTCTGTCTGTCTACCGCTATGGTAAACTTGGTTACTGCGGTCTGATTTGCCGTATAGTTCAGTTCTGGCTTTGCTGTGATTCTTCCTATGCCTATCCACTTATTCATGCTTCAATCCTACCTTTCCTCTGTTTGTTGACCATACTATTCTGCCATTCATTGCAAGGCTTAAGTCTTTTATCTTGCCCTTAACTGTTTTGATCTCGGATACATAGATGCCATTCAGTTCATACTTGTTGACCATCTTGTATTTGCCCTTGTTGTATGGGTCTGGCTCTGTCGCAACCGGCAAGAAGATGAATGGTGAAGTGTATAACTCGATACCTATGCCCCATCTAAAACCTGCTCTCTTGAATGCGTCAGAAGCTTCACCTTTCTGCTTCTCGGTCTGCGACTCTGTACCGCAATCTTCTTTCCACACCCATTCTTTCTTGTCTGCGTCATAGACTCCGATTGAGCAGAACAGGTTGCCCTTATACTCTTCATACCTGCAAGACCAATTCATTGCGCCATACTCTTCATCAAGCATTGCTCTGTCTACTCTTGCGTTCTTATACAGAAGCATCGTGACACCTTTTGCACCAACTGTGCCTACTCTTACTTCTATCTCGTCTGGCTTCAGATTTCTCATTACTTACTCCTTTCCCTCATATGCTCATGCAGTATCATGCACAGCATTTCCTCTTCCTCTGTGGTAAGTGTCAGACCTCTGCCCATTCTGCTGTGGTCTTCATTCCACTCTCTTATGTCTACCTTTGGTTCTCTATCATTCCAAGAAACCATGTTGACTTCCTTTGTCCACTTGATGCCGTTGTGGTCTGTGCGTTCAGAGATGATGCCGACAGACTTTGTTATGTTGTATTTGAATGTATCGTATGCCATTTACAATTTCTCCTTTCTCAAACATCTGTTTACATTCTACAGGTTTACCTGTCCGTTATTACTCCCTTGCATATTCGATGTAATCCACCTGTGCATCCATCCGCACCTGCTCTTTGGCTTTAGATCCACGCAGGTTCTCTTCTGTCTGCTGAATCTTCCTGCGCACTCTCCCAAGGCTCTCCTGTGATGGCAGGTCTTTGTTTCTCATGACCTCACAGATAGGTGACCAAGGATTGACCTTGAATACATTCACCCAGACATCAAGTGTTAGGATGCGGTCATCATCTCTTGCCTTTGGGTCTTTCTTCAGAACCTCTCTGACCATATCTTCTAATGAATTTAATCTACCCATGTTTCCAACTCCTTATCTATCTGTGCATTAAGCCATGTGTGGTAGTCATCCATGTCCTGTGCATTAGCGTAGTTTTCTGCATCATCTGCGAAATCAAGAAACTCCTTAAGCGCACCCTTTGTGCAGAAGTTTGCAAAATCAGCTACCGCTGTGTCATTCAGACAGTTGTGCTTGATTGGGCAAACATCACACGCACCTGCGTCCTGTATGTAGCCACACGCATCATAGATAGTTCCAAGGCTGTCTATGAAATCACTTACTGTTGCTGAATTTATCTTTCCCATTACTAACTCCTTTCCCCTAATACGGAATGACAGCTACCGCTATCACCATGCCTACTGCAAGTGCTGTCAGCATCAGCTCTACAAGCACATAACCGGCTATCTTCTTGAGTCTGCTATACATATACTTACTTCCTTTCCGCTTTGGTCTGCTAACAGTTCTTGTAGCAGAAGAATAATTTGCTCTCCCATCTCTTAAACCTTAAGTTAAGTCTTTCTGCAACAAAATATGGTCTGTTGCTCTCAACCTCAATGCCTTGTGGATCGCATCAAGGTCACTCGGTCTTGGTTCTGTCTTGCCGGTTTCCCATGCAGAAATCGTCTTCTGTGTTTTGTTGATTGCTTCTGCAAGTTCGGTCTGTGACATACCCTTTAGACCTCTCCATTGTGCTATAGTTGCTTTCATTCACCTCTCCTTTCTATCCTCTGAAAAACTGTGCTTCTACAGTTCCGATCCAGATGTTTCCATCATCATATGCGACATCCACATGGTATCTTGGGCAATATCCCATCCACTTCTTGTCAATGTCTGTCGCTACCTGCTCTGCGCTTACATAGTCAAGAGTGCCGGTCTTGAAGTGCAGGATGTATCTTGCTTTTGGATACCTCTTGAGTATCTCTGAAAAAGTCATTCTCATGTCTAACTCCTTTACTTACCTTTTGTCTTAACCTTTCTATAATCATTATAACCTTTAAGTATTAAAATGCAACCCACAAGTTATATATTTGTTAAGAAATCTTGTATTCTTTCCCATGCAAAGTTAAGATTGCTTTAACTGAAAGGAGATACCGCCATGAAGAAGAACATGACAGAAGTTTTCAGCACCAACCTGCGCAATGCATTGTACATGGCAGGTAAGACACAAGCTGAATTAGCCAAGGCTGTGAATGTCACAGAAGTATCTGTTTCTAAATGGATGAATGGTGTGAACATACCAAGACCCAACAAAGTAGATGAGATATGCAGAGTATTGAGATGTAGCAGAGAAGACTTGATGGTAGACCATGACCGGCAAGTGGTTCTTGCTCCAGAAGATGTATTAGCTGAAGAGATGCGGTTAAGGGAAGACCTCTACACAGTTTTCAATGCGCTCATCAATATGAATGATTCAGACCTCAAGTTGGTCACCGATCTCATCAAGAGGTTATCTATATGAGAGTATTTCTGTATGAAAGAGTAAGTTCAGAAGAGCAGGTCAAGCATGGCTATTCTTTAGATGCACAGGATGAAGCCTTGAGGGAATTCTGTGAGAAGAACAACCATGTCATTTTGGGTGTGTACAGAGATGAGGGGATAAGTGGCAGAAATCCGTATACCAAAAGACCTGCGATGGTTCAATTATTGCAAGATGTGGAAACAATCAAACCGCAGATGATTCTGTTCACTAAACTTGACAGATGGTTCAGAAACATCAAAGAGTATTACAAGGTACAGGATATTCTTGATAGGTACAAGGTAGATTGGAAAGCTATAAATGAAGAGTATGACACCTCAACAGCTTCTGGAAGATTGTATGTCAACATCAAACTGTCCATAGCACAGGATGAAGCAGACAGAACTTCAGAACGTATCAGAGATGTGCAAGAACAGAGAGTGCTACAAGGCAAGGTGTTAGGTGGCAGAGTGCCTTGGGGATATACCATAGAGAATGGTTGTATAGCCTTTGGTGAAGATAAAGAGAAACTGCAAGACCTGCTCAAGCACTTCCTTACTTATAGATCCACCACAGAAACCATCCGCTATATTTTCGATTCTTACGGCAAACACTACACCCACTTCACAATCAATCAACTGTTAAGAAATCCCATCTTAAAAGGTGAATATAGAGGGAATAAGGCATACTGTGAGCCTATCATATCTGAAGCACAATGGGATGAGATACAGAGCATATTGAGTTCACATCATAAGCAATCACCCACCAACCGGCAATACTTGTTCAGCGGTCTGATACGATGCCCAAAGTGTGGCAGAAAGATGTCCTCTGCATATCAGCATAAGTATTCATATTACAGATGCCCAGACAGAGTTGATTGTGATTTTAGGAAACTCATAAACCAAGAGAAGATGGAAACATGGTTATTGGATAACATTGAAGAAGATTTCAATGTGAATGTGACTATGGAAGACAAGAAGAAAGAATCACCGCAGAAATACAGAAACCAATTAAAACGGCTGAATGATATTTACCTAATGGGCAACATCTCTGAAAAAGAATACAAGAGAAAGTCTGCGGATCTACAACAGAAGATAGCTTCACTTTCAAAGGAAACACCTAAAAAAGAAGCATTCACAAAGGGTTGGAAAGATGTGTATAAGATGCTTGATGCAAAGCACAGAAAAGCATTCTGGCAGAACCTTATAAGAGAAATACACATCAATGAAGATTTAGAAGTTACTGAAGTGTTGTACTAACATATAGCAACAGTTCTTCTATAGTATGGTTGTACAACATAGTAATCTCCTTTCTGATTTATTATAGCATAAAAAAGAACCCTGTAGTTTTCACATAGGATAGCTACAGGGTTTCTTCATTTTAAATATTAGGCTGTTTCTTTCTATGAGAGGACTCCGACTATCACGGCAGGTTATGCCCAGACCTGTGATGGATTCCACACCGCTTCTATGCTCTTGTTATAGTGTTGTCTAATTCAACAGATGATACCTGTGACCATGTACCATTGGTTTTCTTATAGATACCGCTACCGCTTATAGACCACCCATCAGCATTACCTGCTAAATTCACAGACCATTGTGCTGATGCTTCATACTCTACAGTTAGGGTAGCACCGGCTATAAGACCACCATAGTACCCAAGTGATAGACGCATTACAAAGTTATCAAGTTCTGCCCTTGTCCATGAGCCTACTGATACGTTGTATATTGTGTTTGAAGTACCATTAACTGTGGTGAGTGAACCTTTTGCCGTAGATCCATGATAGGCTCTGATGGTACATTCAGACCTTGAAGCGTTTTCTTCATGTGCCTTGACCTGCAATGACACATTGGTGATTGTCGCATTACTTGGAATAGCAGATAGGTCAAAGGTGTAGTCTGCTGTGCCTGTGACAGATGATCCAGATGAATATGTGTTAGAGGTTGATGTACCATCCTCTGCGGATACCCCAATACAATCCCCCAAGTGTGAAGTGGAATTCATATTGTGCGATGTATAGTCGCTTGGGTAGGCTTCAACAGTTCCACCGCTCTCCATCTTCATGTAGATGTCACCATCACTACCTAATGATGAGGATGGTGCAGAAGTACCGCTATAGATATTCTGACCGCTACCGCCACCACCATTCTCATAGAATGTGACAGTACCACCACCTGTTTTGGGCAAGACAACAGCAGGTACATTCGAATAGGATGCACCCCATAATGTTACATTAGCCATAAGCTACTCCTATGATATTGTCAGAATCTTTGTGGTTGAATCCTGTGAGATTGATGGAAGTGTAGCCGTACCT